CCCTTGCGCCGGTCTGCCTGACTGTTCGGGATGAATCCGGAGGTTTTCCCCAGCATTCTAGGCTTCCCCATCCTGGTCCACCTCCTTGAGCGGGTATGCTTCGCAGAAACCGCAGTCAAACCGAACCACGTAGAATCTGCCCCGTGGGTGTATGTACGTTACTGTCCCGGGCTGGGGTGCTGGCGCACCCCTCAGATTGCCCCCGGTTTTCGCTTCAAACATGGTGGGCATCCGCCGCACCCTGTCACCGATCCTCATTGTGCTCTCTCCTCTCTCCCTGGCTGCAAAAGCTGTCCTCATCTGGGTCGGTCATCCCACCGTCAGCCTTGCAGGTGATACCGGCCCAATCCTCTGGATCGTAGTATTTGCACTCCCGGCAGCGCACCACCGCCGCCGCTTCGCTTTCCTGTTCCATCTCAGCCTCCCAGCTCCGTGATCTTCCGCAGCACATTCTCGGCCATGGCCCTTGCCCCATCGATAAAGGCCAGATTCTCTCGTGCCTCCTGCTCCGTCTCCGGGTAGTGGTCCAGGACGCGGATGACGGCCATGAACAGCTCCCGCACATTATCCTTCGTCAACTGCTTCGCCATTGTCGCCACCTCCTTCCGTTTTTTCGAATCGAATTTTCATTTGCGCCGGGTATAAATCCACCTCTGGGCGGCGCTTCCCCGTCCAGCGCAGTCCACCAGCCTGTCCCACGCACTTCCATCCGCTTGCTTTTAAACTCGTACCGCTTTCGCTGTCCAGTATGTAGGTCACAAGCCTCTTATAGCCCATCGCCCTTGCCGCTCGCCATGCGGCGGCGTACAGCATGGAGCAGGCGTTGTGGGTGCCGTCTGTGCATAGCCGGTTGACCTCCAGCGTCCAGCCGTCGTCCAGATGTCGGCTCACCGGTCTGCCCACAATGGCAACTCCTACGATTTCCTCCCCATCCGTGCAGCCGATGGAGAACTTGTGTCCCACCACCGATTTATGGTGGCGGTGGTGCTGCTCCACAAAGGCGTTCGCTTCCTTGAGCGTCATCGGGCATATTTCAAGCATCGTTCGCACCTCCCTCCATCTTCGCCCCGCAGTTTGGGCAGTAATTGTATTTTGCCTGCGGTATCTCATCATCTTCGCACAGCACCCGGAACTCCTCCCGGCACAGCGGGCACTTAAGCGTCACCGTATCCTCCCAATCGTCTAGGATAACATCCCAATCCCCATGCCGCACCGGCTCCACGTCTGCGGTGGGCAGGCTTTTTATATGGGCCATTGCAAAATTCAGTGGGATGATTGCAAGCCTGTCTCCCATCTCCAGATAGTCCTTGATACGGCCCATCAGGTACTCTGTAATTGCTTCCCGTTCGATGTACTCAGCCATCACTCGACCTCCTGTGACCAGAATTGCTTATGGCAAGCCAAACAATCCATAGGGCAGTGCTCATTACCAACAAAGAGAGCAGGACACACAACAAGCCACCCGTTATCATCACATCTAGCATCCGGGTACTGTTCCAAAATCTTGCTCTGCCGTGTCTTACGGGGATGTTCCGCTGCCCACTTTTCGATAATGGAGACAATCCTGTCGTCGATAGCCATCTCATCAATATTGAAGCAGACACAATTTCTTGCCGGACACTCTTGGCAATTCCCCTTGTAAAACACACACATTCTGCGCCGTTCCTTGATAAATTGCAGTGCATCCATTTATTTGCCCTCCTCCAACATCTTAACAACGTCCTGGTAGTAACTTACAATTCGGCCCTTTTCGGCCTGGTTTTCTAGGCTGCTGCTATGGGTAATCCACCAGGCAAGCGACCGTTCTGCACGATCCAGCTGGCTCTTAAAGTATTCCAGCCGGTCCTCGGCGTAGGAAACTGCTTTAAGTCTCATCATGTTTTACATCCTTTCCGGCCTGTATCACAATCACAGGCCCGTTCAATTCTTCCGGTTTTACATTGTCGCTTGGCATTCTGGCCAATTCAGGGCGGGGATTTCTGCCGCCGGGGAAACTCTCCTCGCTGTAGTCATCTTCGTCCATGCCGGTTCCGGCTTTCCTCCCGCCGTTTCGGAGGGCGGTGTTCCGGTACAGATTCCCTGTGCTTTTCATGTTCTGCGCCGTCCCTTCTTTCGGCACTTTTCGCAGCAGTAAATCTGGAAGGACCTATTCGGCACAAACCAGTCTTTGCAATAAGCGCATTGCCGTTCCTCGCTTCCGTGCTGTGCCGCTGTGACGCTCACAGCGCCTTTCTGCATCATGTATTTTCCGTATGTCATATTTGACTGACTGGCCATGTACACGTCATTGCAGAAGGAGCAGCGGCCATTCTCGTCAAGGTCTGCCATAACGTGGCAGATTCTACACCTTTTTCTCATATCACATCTCCTGAATTCTTTGTTTCAGCTTCTCCGCCCGTTCGGCAAGATCAGGATTGTTCCCAACGGTGTCGGGCTCATCTTGCAGCACGTTCCGGATAGCTTCCAGTTCAGCGTCTCCCAGGGTGTTGGATTGACACCAGCCGGGGACGGGTTCTTTTCTTCCGTAGCGTCTGGCCTTATCGGCATAGTTTCCTTCCAGGACTTTGGCCATGTTGGAATCTTTAATCAGCCAGTCAAAGTTAGCGGACCAGTTCCGGTCATTGCTGCCCTTGAGGAAAGAGGACGCTTCAGCATTTTCAAACACCGTCCGGAAATCTTCCAGGGTATAGGATTTCAACCGGGCTTTAATGGCCTTCCGTCTTGCATCAGACAGGGACCGGACAGAAGGGAAAGATTTGCAGATGGAATTGTACAGGTCTGCAATCTGCTGATAAGAAATTTGAGAATCAGTATGGGAGGGGGAGGCCGATTCGTGAGAATCGGAAAAACCGTTCTCTTTCTCTTCTCTTATTCTTATTTCTTTTTCTTTATCTCTTTCTTTATCTTCTTCTAGTGCGTTACATTGCGTTACTGTAACGCTACCTGTAACGTTACAGTCCGTTACACCAGCATCTAATAACGCCTGTTGCCGCTCCCGATGCTTTGCGACCCGCTTTCTGGTCTGCTCCCGGATTTTGTCCAGCCCTTCTTTGTTCTGGTATTCGGCCCAGTTTGAAAGGCTGTACACGTCATCGATCACCGTGACCATGCCTTCTTTGATGAAAAAGGCCATGCAAAGTTTGACTTCTTCCTCGTCTCGGTCAATCATGGTTGCAATGTCGGCCAGGTCAGTGAAGGGAATTTCGGCGGGGCTGATAAATGCACCTTCATGGTTACATTTCCCGGCAAAATCCATGAGTTCAAACCAGACGGCGGTCAGCTTGTCCCGGAAACTTTCGCCTCCGATTTTGGCCCGTTTGATTTTCTTGAAACTCATTCCGTCAAACATACCGACCATCATTTTTATCCACTTGACATCATTCGCCACATCTCGCCGCCTCTCTTTCAGCAATCATCTTGTTCCAGTCCAGGGAATACCGGGCGTAACTGGTGGCCTCACCATAGCGGTTTTTCCCCTTGACCGTCTCCACCCGAATGGGAGTGCCCATCCGCTTCAGGTCGGAAATCCTGGAAGCCAGCCGCATGATCCCGTATTCCTGCATGGCCTCCAAACTGGTAATACTGCCAAAGTCCTGCATATGCCGGAGAATCTTTTCACACTGTGTCATGCTTGTACCTCCCGAACCTCTACGGCTATGTAATTCTCATCATGGAAGTAATGGCATACTCCCTTGACCCATCGGCGGTTATCGTCCTCAATGACCCGGCCCTTCATGGCATCCACAATCATCTTTCCCATGACGGCGTGGTTGTCAATGTCCAGCCGGTCATTCCAGTGGAAGATAACGATAACGGGCTTTTTGAATGGCGCACGGCGAACATTCTGTTCATTCATGGCCGCTCTGACAAGCCAATGCCAGTATTCGGCATCCCGCTTTCTGACTGACCAATGCTTCCCGGCATAGTATGAATTCATGCCGTAGTCCTTGGCCCATTGCTTTTGTCCTGCTTTGCTTTCTGGGTAGGGGATACGGAAAATCTCATTTACCATATTGCTTCTCCTCCTCTGGTTAGTTTGGCGGTTTAACCTCCCACCGCCAAGGTTGCTAGCATACTATCAATCTTTCGGGGGAAAGATTTATTTTTTGATATTAAAACGGCAGTTCCTCGTTGGAATCGTCCATAGCAGTGAAGTCAGAACCGGGTGCGCTACCATATCCGGGGGCCGGGGCGGCATAGCTTCCGAAGTCTGCCGGTGCATTGCCGGAAGATTTGTTCTTCAGGGGCTTGTCCTTCGGGACGGTGAAGTTCCCGTCCTGGACGGCATCCACGGACGTGGCCTTGAACGGGCGGACGGTCCAGCCGGTTTTCCCCTCATACTCCCATTCCTCATTCCGGAAGATAATGCCGATCAGCTTCCCGGCCAGGGACTTTTCTTCCCAGTCCCAGGTATATCCCCGGTTGGAATCCTCAATGGCAGCGGTCAGGGTCTTGAAGGAAGATTTCGTCCATTCGTCCTTCTCGGAACCGTCATCCTTCGGGAGCCACTGCCGCAGCACGCCCTTCCATTTCTTGTCCTGCCGCTGATTGGCGGCGAAGTCATCCGCATAGAAGCCAGCGTATTCGCCATCCTCAATGTCAAAGAGAAGGCACAGCTGGGGGCCGTAGTTCGTATCCTGCACGACTGCCTGTTTCACCCGGCAGACGTAAGCCCCCACGGGCAGCTTGGGCCGGTCGGTGAATGCCTGGACGTTTTCCCAATTCTTCGGTTTGTTAATCATGATGTTTTCTTCCTTTCAGATTGTTAGATTTCATAATAGGCCCGAATGGCCTGGTCCACTGCTTTCAGGTCGTTGTCAATTTCCGCCGGGAACATTTCCATCGGGCTTTTCGCCGTGGTGATCCCATCGGACTGGGTGACAAAGACGTGCTTTTTGCCGTCCGTGTAGCACATCAGGACAATGGCAAACAGCCCTTCCAGGGTAAGCTGATTGTCCAGCATTTTGCCCATTGTCTTTGCTTTGACCTTCCCGGTATTGCTGTCCGTCTCCGTGTGGTGCAGGAAATAGACAATCACATCAGGCGGGGTCTGCCGGATCACGTATTGCACCAGATTGTAAAAGTGCAAAGCCATGTCCGTATATTTGCCGTAGCCCGTTTCCTTGGCCTTGGCGAAGCTTTCAAAGCAGAGAAGGTATTGACTATCGTCTATTACAAAAGCCTTTTTCTGGCTCTGCTGAATGCCTTGCACGATGACGTTGTAGTCAGCTGTGGCCTTCATAGGCAGCTTCTTCCGGAAGGGCAGCGGTTTCGCCGCCACGTTGAAAATGCTCACGTCATTGGGTTCAAAGTTCCGGAGGCTGGCGGACTTGCCGCTGCCGGATTCACCCAAAATCAGAACGGGAATTCCCATCTTTGTTTCCTCCTCACTTGATTTGCGGGTTCAGGGTGATGACCTTCTCCACGCCCTTGACGTTCAGACCGGCGTTGATAGCCGCCATAATGGCCTTTTTGTCCGGGCGGTAGGTAATGGCCTTCACCTGGTATTTCTTCGGGATTTTGGCTTCATCCACAATTTTGACGGATGCAGCCGGTTTCCAGGATACCGTACACCGGGCAGAAGCGAACTTCTCGCCCCGAAGGGCCTTTTCAAGCCATGCCTTCAGGTCCTCTACCTTCTTCTCTGCCTTGCGCTGCCGGTCTGCGAAAGCATCCTTTTCCGCTTTCAGTGCCACGGCATCCGCCTGAAGGTTCTTGATCCAGAGGGCCACGGCCTCGATTTTGCTGTCCCGCTCCATCTTCAGAGCGTCCAGCCGTTCCGGGTCGATGATCTCCCCGGTTTCCTGGTCACAGCAAGCCAGGATTGCATGGTCAATTTCGTACAGTGTTGCCATTTACTTTTCCTCCTTGTTTATTCTCAAATTGCAACAATCATCCGGGTTAAAGTTCACTTTTCCCCGGAAATACTGGTATGCTTCCGTTTCGTCCTCGCAGACGGAAAGCTGCTTGAAGCCCGTAACCTGTTTCAGGTATTCCAGCTTCTTTTCAAGCGGTAAGTGCTGATAGCCGGACTGTTTCACCGTGTATTCGGAGTAATCCATGGGTAGCCACTGCTTGATCCAGTGATTCACCCGCAGGAACTCCACAAGGATTTTGTCACATTGCACCCGGTTCAGCCGGTCAAAGTCAACGTAGGCGGGAACAAACGGGGAAAGCCGCAGGGTCACGTCATATCCGGCCTTCTGCAATGTTTCAATGGCCGTGATTCGGCGTTCCGTGGGAACGGCCTTTTCATATGGAAGCCATGTAGTGCTGATTTGGATATGGGCCAAATCCCGGTCCAGTATGTTCAGGTATTCACATACCAGGTCAGACTTGGTGACGATAAGTTGGTGAACGCCTCGCTTGTTCAGCAGCCGGATAATGCCAGCCGTCACACGGTAGTCCTTTTCCAGCGGTTGGAATGGGTCTGTCATGCCGCCAATCCGCACCACATCGCCGGAGTTCAGCATCTTTATCTTCCGGTCTATCCGGTCGATATTTGCCACAGAAGGGGCGTGTGCGTCCCACAGACCACGAAAATCCAGAAGGGATTTCGCATAGCAGTAGGAACAATCGTGCTGGCATCCGCAGCCATACGGGTCAAGCCGCTTGTTGTAGTGGCATTTCCCACCTTCGTTTCCGGTGACTTCCTTGTAAAAACTCTTGTACTCTTTCATGTGCCAAACCTCCAAAGATTTGAGATTTAGCAGATTCGGGGCTTTCGGTGGCACTTTTATGCTGGCATGAAATCTTCCGTTTGCTTCCGGTACAGTTCAGCGGCGCAGTTCGGGCAAAGCAGTTCACCGTCAATCTCCCAGGTATAGTCATCCTGGATATACTCCCCGCAGTGTTCGCACTGGGGACGCTTTTCCAGGGCCGCTTCCATTTCCTGCTCATGCCGCAGCCACATGGAGTAGTTATCTTCCATCGGTTGCGCCCTCCTCATAGGCGGTATGAGCCGCTACCCACTTCTGATTCAGCAGCTGCTTCTGCTGCTTGATCTGGCGGTTCAGGTCCTCGATCAGTTCCCGCTGGCGGAAGATGGTCAGCCGCAGAGTGGTGGGGCTTGCCCCGGTGGGAATCTGTGCTTTCAGATAGCAGCACTTTTCTTTCAGGGCCTGTATCCGCTTTGCCTGGGCGGCGTTGGCATCCTTCAGGTGGGAAATTTTAATCAGCGCACCCACCAGGGCGCACCCGCAAGCCGCAAGGCCAGCGGTCAAAGCAAGTTCAACCATTTTCTCGATTCCTCCTATCGATTCTTTCCATGATTTCCGGGTTGGTCCGCCGGATGCTCCGGGAAAAGGACTGGACAGCCGGTTCCAGCAATGCCCGGAGTTTTTCTGGCGTGTCGCTCATGGGGCCGGTGTACAGCTTGCCGATTCCGTACTCGCATTCATAGGTTCCCAGCAGCTTCCGGCCCTCTCTGCTGAACTTTTCCATTGTCAGCCCTCCCCTTCGTCAGGAATGTCTTTGAACAGCAGGTCCAGGGTGTCCAACGTCCAGCCCTCGGCCTGAAGGGCCTTGCCACGCCTTTCCAGCCAGCGGAGTTGTGCAAGGTACTTCCGCTTGCGGTACAAGAGCCGCTGCTCTTTCTCTGCCAGCTTGACGGCCTCCGTACTCCGCAAGCGGGAAATTTCAGCGTCAACCAGCTCGTCCGGGGTGATTGTTCGTGCCATTTTGGTTCCTCCTTTTTTGTGGAAAGTTCAAAAAGTTAAACTTTCCTGGTAAAAAAATAATCGCCGATTTCTGCCGCTTCAAAGCCAAGAGCATTCTTGCTCTTTTCGATTTCGTCAGCAGTCCATTTGATTTTACCGTTCAACCGCATGGACACCCCTGCTTTGGACAACCCAATAGCTTCCGCAAAGGCTTCCTGTGTCCCGAATACTTCCCGGATTCTGCCTCTCAGTTTTGCGTAACTCATTTTTTCGTTTCTCCTTCCTGGTCTGCCTCATCAGTACCGGGAGACCATCCCCGGCAGACGGCCCGTTCAGGCCGTTTCGGCTTGATATTTCCTGTTGAGGTACTCGGCCGCTTCTGCTTCGGTTTTGAACGTTTTCACCTGAATGCCGTAAGGCTCAATGACGATTGCCCATTCTTCGACCATGTCGCTTCTTGACTGCCATCCTGCGCTGCTGTTGATGCCTCTGACTTTCTCTACGGTGTACTTCTTTTCCATTGCTGTCTCCTTTCAGGCCGTTTCGGCTTTGCTTACAACACCATCACAGTACAGACCGCCAGATTTGTAAGCTTTTTTCATACACCAAAGGAAAGTATCCATCAGGTCTGCAAAGTATGTATCTTCGGTGTAATAATCGTTACTGCCGTCATCTTCTGCGGTCAAATCACCGTAATCAATGTCACCGTCCGCCACACCGCTTACAAGCCATCCATCAATTACGTTTTCGTCATTGATCTGCCGGGCAATGTACTCCATAGCCTTTACCATCTTGATTCTTTCTTGCTTATTCATATTTCAGTTCCTTTCCGGGCGGTTTTGCCGCCGTCCTTCGGCTTCTTGTATTTTTACTTTCTTTCAGCTTTTGCAATGGTCACAGCATTTCTGCGCTTTTTGTAAAATTGCCTTCTGCTGATTTCTATGGCAGAAATCAAAGGATTCCGCCAAAGGCGATTGCCGAAATCTCTTGCAGCCTGCTCTGTCTCAAAAGCCGGGCTACAATGGTAACCGGAATGATCATCCCAAGTTACTATGTAAGTTCCTGTGATGTACATTTCCATTTCCTTTCTTGTGTGGGCGGGTTGCCCCGCCAGGGGGGGTTAGTCGATACCCAGATACCGCTTAACGGCCTGAATTGCGTCATCATAGCTGCCGCCAGCCTTGTGAAGCACCTGGAAAATCCGGTAGGGCTTTTTTGCGGCAAGCCGTGCGGTGAACGCATGGCTTGCACGGCCTGTGTAGATATACCAGGCAAGCGGTTCCATAACCTGGGCGCTGGCATCAAGGCCAATACGAGAAGCGCCGTACATAACGGCTTTGTGAATGTAATCGGTGGCTGCATCGTAAGACATATTCAGTCCCCTCCCCCCTGCAAGTAATACAACTCGCACTTGGAAGGGGATGCAACCCAGCGTCCTAAACGCTGGTTTTCCAGGATGAAGTCACCGTCATCCCGGATAGCTACAATCCGGCCCAGAATGCCAAGGTTAACAACGTAAGAACCAGCGGTGAAGATACTCATATAGAGCCTTTCTGCCCTTTACCCTGGGCGATGGGATTTTCTTTCTGTTTCCTCCTGCCTGTGCGGCTAATGTTTAACTTCTTGAACTTTCTCTGTAAAAAAATAAGCTCTCGAATTAAGTTTAACTTTTTGAACTCTGCCATTATTATAGCACTATAATTTCATTTGTCAATACCTCAGTTCAAAAAAATTAAACTTGCATATTGCAAAATTGAACTTTTGGTGATATAGTATGTTCTGGAAGGGAAGTGATAACATGAAAGTTCCAATATGTAGCCGAATCCAGGAAGCTATGAATATAAGGAATCTAAAGGCTGTTGACATTTGCGAAAAGACTGGTATACCAAAGTCCTCAATGTCTATGTATTTGGCGGGGAAAGTTGAACCAAAATCTGATCGGCTATATAAAATTGCAAAAAGTCTTGATGTTTCAGAATCGTGGCTTCTTGGCTACGATGTTCCAATGGAAAGAACGCAAAGCCAAAAAAACAACGATGCCATTTCGGACATCGTTGTTAGGTTGCGAACAGACGAAAACTTTCTGCTTGCTGTGGAAAAGATATACGCTTTTTCCCCGGATAAGCTGGAAAGTTTCTTACATTTGCTGGACTGATTCAAATGCTTTTCATAAGGATTTGGAGAATGAGTTCAAGCAAATCAAGGTCACTGCATTTTCCCAGCAGTTCGATGATTTCTTTAATGTATTCTTCCTTCTGATTTGCCATGGTGGGACTCCTTTCAGTTGTGCAATATTGCGGGTAGCGTCTTTATGTACATCGGAATTTTAACACCATAAGGAATTTTCAGGCAACTGGTAAATCAAACCACATTTGAAGAAATGCCCGGCCACCGTGCCACCGAATGGCCGGGCGTAGCAGATACCTGAGTTGCAGCCCCTAACCTGCTATGGCCTTATCATATATTGGTAAAGCGGTAAAGTAAAGAACCGAACGGGAATGATCTATCCTGTGAGGGGATAAACCTATGTCGGATTGAAATAATGGGGGAATTTTATGGAAAAGCAAACGATTATCCAACAAATCCAACCAAATTGCGACAGCCTTTATAAGAAGGTCAAAGAAGCAACGATTTCGCAGCATAAGACGCACCGGGACATTGTGGAGAATACCGGTGTGGCCCGGTCTACCATTGCGAAGTTCCTTTCCGGGGCGTTGTCAAATCCCGGCGTGTTCGGGGTGTCTGCCCTTTGCATCTATCTGGGGCTGTCTCTGGATGCACTTATGGGGATAACCCCGCCACCGGCTCCACAGGATGAAACAGCCGTGGAAATTGCAGAATTGAAAGGGCAGCTTGCCAAAGCGGAAGCGGAAACCGCCCTCCTTCGGGAGCATAACAAGCGGCTGGAAGCCGGTATCGCAGAGCGGAAGCCGATTATTTACGGCCTTGCGGGTCTGTGCATCTTCCTGTCCCTGGTATTTGTGGTGTATCTGTTTGTGGATGTGTCAGACGCTGACCACGGCTTTATCCGAAATAATCAGGTTTCCCCGGCATTGGTCATCTTGATATTGGCAATCGTAGTGACGGCCCTTGGCACGGCCCACAGTATCGCAAAAAGAAAAGCAACAATGAAAAGGAATGGTGAACATGACAGCAACTGACGAAATGATAGGAAAGGCTTGCAACAAGTACAAAAAGACACGGTATGCCATGTATTTACGGAAGTCCCGTGCTGATCTGGAACTGGAAGCCATGGGAGAAGAAGAAACCCTGGCCCGTCACAAAGCCATGCTGTTCTCTCTTGCGGCAAAGCATGAGATTCACCCGGATCAGATTACCATATACCATGAACTGGTATCCGGTGACAGCATAGATGAACGCCCGGAAATGCAGCGGCTTCTTGCGGACGTGTACGCCAAGACCTACGCTGGTGTGCTGGTGGTAGAGGTGGAACGGCTGGCCCGTGGTAATACAAAGGACCAGGGTGAAGTCGCTGACGCTTTCCAGGCAAGCAATACACACATCATCACCCCGGCGAAGGTCTATGACCCGAACAATGAATTTGACCAGGAATATTTTGAATTCGGCCTGTTTATGAGCCGCCGGGAGTACAAGACCATCAAACGCCGTCTGGAAGCCGGGAAGAAACAGTCCGTCATGGAGGGGAATTATATTCTTCCGCAGCGGGTGTTCGGTTATGACATTCTCCGGACAACAAAAAAAGACCGGACTTTGATAATCCGGCCTGAAGAAGCAAAATATGTGAAGATGATATTTGACTGGCACATAAAAGAAAAACGTGCCACAGGATGGATGGCCCGTCAAATGACGCTGATGGGCGTACCCACCATAAAAGGCCGTCCGGAATGGAACCGTGGCACTATCCGGGATATGCTGGCAAATCCCATCTATGCCGGGAAAGTCACCTGGGGCAAGCGAAGAACCATCAAAGAATATAATCCTGAACTTGGGAAGCTGGTGAAGGTTATTAAACAGGACGGCCAAATGGAAATCTATGAGGGCAAGCATGAGGGCATTATCAGCGAAGAAGAATTTGCAGAGGCCCAGCGTGTCACGGAGACCATGAAGAACCCGTCTGCGAAGGTCAGCACGGAACTGAAAAACCCGTTTGCCGGGTTAATGGAATGCTGCACTTGTGGCCGGAACATCATTGCTATGACCTACAATGACGGACGTAGGGCAAGGCTTTCCCACGCCCGTGATACCATTTGCACGAAGAAGTCCCTTCCGATTGATGAGGTTTCCGAAGTGTTCATTAACACCCTTCGGGCATATATAGAGGACTTCAGGACAAAGATGGAAATTGACGATAACAAGATCGAAATAGAAGCCTTCAAGGCTCGTCTGGACGCTATGGGAACGGAACTGGCAAAGCTGGAACGGAAGCGGAAGAACCTGTTTGACGATTACGAAGATGGCATCTACACCAGGGACGAATTCCTGGAACGGAAGCTGCACTACAATGAGAAGATCGACAATACAAAAAAACAGATTCAGGAAGCCCGGAAAAGCACTCCTGAACCTGTTGATTACTCTGAACAAATCTCAAACCTGTATGCAATGATTGACTGCATGAAAGATGATGGTCTGTCCGTCAAGCAGAAAAACGACTTCCTAAAACAGTTCATTTCAAAAATCACCTACGATTCCATTAGCTACGGTCAGCGTAGGGGAGGAAAAGCTATCCTGGAAGTGTTCTTGAAGTAGGGCAAATTCTTTTTGCCCTATGTTAGTATCCTGCTCGTTCGACTTTAATCGAACCAGCATGATACTAACAAACAGAAAAAGCCTTGATACCACTAGAGATTTTAGCTTATTTCCGGTATCGTGTAAATATCGAAAAAGGAGAGATTTAACCATGGAAGATGAATTATTGAAAAATCTGATAGGCGAATATGTAAGGCAACAACAGGCAGCGCAAACCGAACGCCGTATTCGGGGCAGAAAGTCGGACGTGCTGGGCCACCTGGAAAAGCGGATGCTTTCCGGGGAGATCACAGAGGAAGAGTACAGGGTGAAGAAAACCCGGTACGTGGATACCCTTTATGAACTGTACATCAAGGATATTATCTCCTATGAGGAATTACTGGGAAAAATAAACCGATAATATACGAAGGTGATGGCAGAATGTCACCACCTTATTTTCGTCATTTTGCCAGATTGATTTTTCTTTATCCCCATTATAGAATATTGTCACATTTCTAGAACTATAGGGGGATAGTTGGAAAATGAGAAAGAGGAAAACGGGAAAAGCAAACCGTCACAGTTTCTTGTGGTGGTTGTTTATTGGGTGCTGGTTTGTGCCTTTGAAATGGATAATTTCAGCAGTCAAAAGACTATTTAACAACGTTAATGCACCCGCTCCCCAAACTGTCAATTCGCAAGAACTTCTTAAATTGCAGCGAATCGTGATGAAGGATTCTCCGGACAAACTGATTTGTTCAGAAGCGCAACTGAAAGATATAGCTTGCCAGTCTGCGGAAAACAGCATTAGAATTGTTCATGATTGCTCAAAAATATTGCAAGAAACAACGAACCCGGAAGTGTTTTTTGACAGATTCCGTCTTTTCTCAGAACACACCTTTAATCTTTCACTGTTAGAGCCATATGTTTCATTTGATGGGGCTTCCCCAACAGAGGCTTACTTGCTAATCATAAAGGAAAAGCAGGAAGCAATAAAAGAATTTCTCATTAGGTATCTTTACAAGGTGGACACAAAAGCGGAGAGCCTGAAAACGCAAAAAGGAAAGTTGAACCAATATCAAAAGTTTTACGATAGCTTGAAGCCGTATTTTGAAGAAATGGATGCTGAAAACATCGACTATATCGAAACCAAATACAAAGCGTATTCCAGGTTACTGAATAAGTAAAAACGGGGTGGCATTTCTGCCGCCCCACTTTTTCTTAGTCCTCTATGTCGCTCTGAGTATCTTCAATCAGAGCGTCCACCAGCTTTTCCGCTCTTTCGCAATCCTTCGCCTTGAACGCAGAAGAAGGGGAGGCCTGAAAGCCTCCCCTTTACTTATACCCCTATGACGTAACGCAATACAAAAGCGTTATTCTGATATTTTATTCCAACATCCGAAGTTCCTGTTGCAGCATTGTCCGCATGGCCTGTAATGTACTCGTTATTGATATACAGATATTTGGCCGCTGCCATTTGCAAAGTTGGGGACGCATACATCACAAACAGGTTTCCGTAGCCCCGTTTCTCGCTGATGAAAGCCCGTGGGACAAAGAAGCTGTTGAAGTTTGTGTCCGCAACGGCCCCATTTGCATATCTGCTGAAAATCAGCACAATACCAGACGGTTGGCTGGTAACAGATTCAGCCAGGGTTATTTTGTGGCCTTCCGTCATATACATCCCCCCGGACCACAGGATTTTCCCGCCCCCGTTATAGACCGTTTTCCAGTCGCCCCAGGTGCCGCTGTAATAGCAGCGTTCATATATCGCCCCATTGGGCTTAGATGCAGTATGGAAAATCTGTGACCGCTGGCCCCCGTTCCCTTCCCGCAAAACGACCAGGCTCCCGGTTGAGGTACCGGAATACGGCTTATTGACCAGGGTTCCGGAGATCGCCGTTGATGGGACAGCATAAAAGCCTGGGTCAAGAATCGTGTCGAAATCCTGCCCTTCTGTCAGATAGGTCACAGAAGCCGGTGCTTCCCCGTGGGAGAAAAAACAGGAAGCCCGAATTCCACCCCTTCCGCCAACTCAGACACTTTGCCGAAGGCCACGGCCCGACCGGAAGCATTGAAGTCCAGCAGCGTGAACGCCGTGGGAATCTCCACCGTTTTCCGGATGGTGGTGAAATAATCGGTCACAGATAGCCGAATGTCATAGGCGGAATCCACGTCAAACAGGGAATCCGTGGTGACGGTGGTGTTCAGGGTGTACCCCGTCCCGGCCTGTATTTTCGTCCAGGTTGTTCCGGACTTCGCCTTATATTCCAGCGTGTAGGCACTGGAATTTTTGTTCCCCACCGGAGCGACAGCAAAAGCACACGCAGTTTTTGCGTGTTGCCCCTCATAGTTTTCCGTCCCGTCCTCCAAGGCCCGGACAGCGTTCAAAACGCTGATGGTAGGCGCAGTATAGGCCACTACGGAAAATGTCCGTGTGGACTTCGCAGTGCGCCCACGACTATCTGTTACGGTGATGGTTACGGTTTTGTTACCGTTTGTCAATGTGCCGGTGGTAGGTGTGGCCCCGGAATAGCTTTTCCCGTCCACCGTGGTTTTGTATGTCTTGATGGTGGAGCCATAAGCCCCGGCTGCTGTAATGCTGATCTTGACCTTTGACTTGCCTTGGACAAATGCCCCGAACTTTGCCCCCAGCCCTGCAACTGTTTCTGAAATGGAAACTGCTGAAATTGTCGGCACGACAGAGGCCGGTACTTTTGCGGTGAACGATACGGATTTTGTACCTACAAGGGTACTCCCGTTATAGGTTTTACAGGTGATTGTGCAGGTCCCGGAAGTGCCGGATGGAATTTGGCTTGCCAGGGAAAGCGGGACCGTCCATGCCTTGCTTGTCCCTAAATCCGTGCCTATGGTCCCGGTAGCCTTGCCGAAGGTGTAAGTCAGGGTGTGGTCAAAGCTGCCGGAGGCTCTGGGCATATTGATAGTGATACTTGCACCCATGTTGACGCTGCTGGCCGACAGCGTGGGCGTGGTTGCCCGTGGAATGGTGTCAAAAGTACCGCTGCCGGATGCTGTCACGTCCCCGTAGTATGTGCCGCCAAGGGTGACTTTTATGCCAATGGTGGACGCAAAAGCGCAGGTTTTTGACCCGTCCGCATTGTGGCCCACGGTAACGGTCTTTGTGTAAAGGGTCTTTGTCTGGTTGCCGGACAGGGCAGCGGAGAAAGAAAAGGTGTACTTTGTGCCGTTGATGGTCAAAGCGCCGCTTTTGCTGGCCGTGGAATTGATCGTGTAGCTTGCACCGGTAGAAACAAGCTGCACCTTCACCGTGACGCTGGAATTGTTGTTTGCCACGGACTGGCTTCCAACTGTCCACACGATTTTCATTTGATAGCCGGTCCGTATCGCTTTGGTGATGGTTCCGGATGCTGCCATACCGCCACCACCTATTCAAATGCGTGGATGCTGTACGGAATCAATTTTTCATTGTAATTCACCCCGTATTTGCAATCCGAAAAGCTGATCTTGTTATCGTAGACGGCGGCAGACCGTTCATATGCCCCATAGCGGATAATAGCATTCCAGGCCCCGCCGTGTTTGTATGCCCTCCGCTTATCAATCACCAGCCCAAGGTTCATATACTTTCCGTTGACCGCCACAATGAAACAGATTTCAATGGTCCGGTAGTTCTCGGTTTCAATGGCTATGTCCTGGGCCGGGAATGCCGCTTCCGGCTGGGGATTTGTCCATAGGTTGCTACAATTTGCAAGGCAGTCCACGCCTTCCTCAATGCAGTTCAGCTTTTCCGCCGTGATGACTTCGCCGTTCTTCCAACTGTGTTTTGTGTATGCCATAATAATCCCCCTATCACATTACCACAGCCGTTCCGACTGTGGCATCACCCACAATATTCGCATTGGTAGCAGCATCCAGCTTTTTGAAAGACAAGTTCCCGTTTGCTCGTGGAATATAGGCGAAGTTTCCGATTTGCAGCGAATGGAGAAAATGCCCATCCGTGACATATAGCTTATTATCGGAGAAATAGGCCACTTCCACGGCATCCTGAAGGAATGAAATCCGGTTATTGCTGATTTTCAGTTCCAGTTCATTTCCGATTTGGCCCAGAAGAATGGAGCCGTCCACAAAGCGGATATATTTCCGGATTTCCTCAAACTCTGCGTCCGTGCCATTTTCCAGGGCTTCCAGGTCTGTATTGAATTGGGTGAACTGAATATCCACGCTTTCCTTTGTCTGCGTGATGTCCGTTTGCACAGAGGAAACCAAAGCATCCGTATCTTCCTTCAGGTAGTAGTTTTCTGCCACCGTGGATTTGATATTGTCCGCAGACGCTTTGACGGATGCAAGCAAATTCTGCTCTACGTTGTACAGGGCCTCAGAAGCCGTTTTCTCGGCATTTTCTATTCCCAGTGTAATTTCACGCTGGGCGTTAGAAACACCAGTCAGCGCACCGGACAGGCTCGACAGAGTGCCGCCTAGTGTCAACTTGTTTTTCCCTGGTTCCAGAAGATTGATTGACAGCTTGGACACAAGAAGATTCTGGTCTATTCCGTGTGGCTTGCTCTCCACCCGGACATAAGTGCCAAGATGGAAGCCAGAGAAGGAAGCACCAACGGTGGCCAGGTCTGCTGCTGAAAGGTCGATGGTTTCCGGGAGGTTGACAAGGCCGGAAAGATATGCTTTGCCCTTTGTCAAAAGGTTTGTGGGGTCTGCTACATCGTCCCAGACCTGGGACTTGCAGATAAACCCATACCGGGAAACGGCATCCAGGTCAGTGATATAATCCAGGCCGTCATTGACGGAGGCCACCGTCAGCCGTTCGCCCGTGTCCTTGCCTTCCTCGTCCTGCAATTTGGCTCCTAAAGGTATCAGAGCGGTGGCAATGTCAGCCCCTTTTCGGATGCGCTTCAGATCAAGGAGGTTCTGCCCAAAGGTGACCTTCTGGGGGGAAAGCAGCGTGAAGTCCTGAAGATAGTCCAGGTAATTCACGCCGTTTTCATACCGGACTACCAGATAGCCGCCCAGGAGGTCCAGAAGTTTCTTTTGCAGTTCCTCCCAGGTGTTCACGTAGTCGATACTTGCCCGGACGATATAATCATTCGGGTCTGTCACGGTCACATTTCCAAGGGTAAACTGCTTCCCGGCCTCTACGTGTGCGTTGTGGCTTGCCAGCCGGTCTGTGATGTATCCTTCAATGCTTCCGGTGAAATCATAAGGGGATTGAATAGAATCCAGCAGAAAGGCCAGGGAGCCTTCACAGACAATGTGCTTTTCGTTGTGGAATCCAAGTTCTTCTTCCAGTACCCGCCCACGGAAAAGCAAATAGTCATCCTGATAGACTGTGATGATGGATTTCAGCTTTTGAATACGGTTGTATTGTGGATGCTGGGGATAAAGTGTGAATTGGAAGCTGCCGGTCTTGTTCAGTTCCAATTCCAAAGAGGGGTTAAAAATCTGAAGATTTTCCAGCTTGCTGTTATACAGCGTCAGACCGTTACAATATACACGATACACAGAAACACCCCCTTACAAAGATGCTTCCTGATAGGAAAACGTGATACTGCCGGCCCCGTTGACAGAAACGGTATTGTCTCCGGCCTTCAATTCCAGTTCCGGCAGGGTATAGGAGCCGCTGCCCAGGTCCCAGATATTGCTTGCCTCAAAGACAATGTGCAGGGAGGTGTCCGTTGTGACTGTCACCTCCGGCACAACACGTTTCCGGAGGTTGGGAAGGGATACGGCAGTTTCCCCGATTACGGCTTTCGTGACGGCGGTTTTCGCCGCCTTGTATTTCCAGGGTTCGCAGTCAGCGTCAACGGATACGGTCCCCACGCCTTTCGCATCGGTAAAGCTGGAAACATAGCACCGCCCCATATAGAAAAAGCCCGAATCATCGTCAAGGACAATCCGGAGCCTTTTCCCATGGATAGCGTTTTTGATGGTTGAATAAAGGGTAAGGAATTCGCTTTGTGGCACAATGGTGGAAAACTTGAATTTGTGGGTCACGTCCTCATACTTCGGTTCCCCGAAATATTCGGTGAGGTCAAGGGCGCTGTCTGCGCCCTCTACATCAATCTTCACGGTTTTCACGCTTGGGGCTGCAATTTCTTTTTCTCCCAAAATCAAGCTGAAATCTCTATAGCTATGATATTGGCCAAAAGTGATTCCTTTCATGGCTTACCTCCCGTTAGGACATAAGCTGATTCACACGGGTCTGGACTGCATCGACATCATATCCGGCAGCTTTCAGGCGTTTTTCCCGTTCCGCACCGTTGCCCCAGTCTCCACGGATGACCTCACGGGCGATTTCATCCAGCGACTTGGTGGGCTGGGCAGTGCCGGGGATACGGATTTTCTGCCCAGTATAGATAACGTTGGGATTGGAAATGCCGTTGTACTCTGCCAGGGCCTTGTAGGTAGTGCCATATTTGGCGGCAATGCCGGACAGGGTGTCCCCGGTTTGCACCGTGTACACGGTCTCAGGCGTTGCCACAGGGACGGAGGGCTTGGGCGTGGTGGTTTCACCGGAAGCAGCAAAGCCGTTCTTTCCGGCCTCCCGGACCATGGCAGGGTAGTCCAGATAACCCCAGTTGCAGTCAACGCTTCCGGACACGCCGGGGACGCTGCCGGTGCTGGTGTACTGCCAGATTCCGTATTGCCGTTCATCCTCGCAGACTTTGTAATACTGGGCCACCCAGCGGGCCTTGGTGTCATACCAGCTATCGGTCAGGTAGGTATTCCACCAATGCAGATTGGCGTAAATACCAGCCCAATAGCCAGCAGTTTCAATGACTTCCACCCACTTTTTGGCCTGTTCCAGGATATGGTCCTTCCCGATGGCGGCAACTTTGGCATCCTCCAAATCCAGATAGACCGGATACTCCGGCTTCAGGCCCTTCAGCAGACGGAGGGTATGCTTTGCCTCGGATTCTGCCTTTTCCACGCTGTCGGCGTAGCTGTAGAGGTACACGCCAAAGGGGATTCCCAGCCGGGTACACTCCGCCACGTTCCGGGCAAACTGTTCATCATCCTGGTCTGCCAGGTCCATGCCGTAGCCACAGCGCAGGATCGCAAATTTCACACCGGCATTTTTTGCCTTCTCCCAGTCAACCTTTCCCTGCCAGGTAGATACGTCAATTCCAAATTGCTTTTCCATGATAGATACCTCCTAAAAAGTTGTTTATTCCGTGCGTTTCCACATATATACGGCCAAATATGGCGGCATATTATTATGAGCGACCCCGCCACCGGTGTGGCCTATGCCGCTGGAGCTTTCCGGTTGCCCGGACCGTGCGCCCTTGCTGCCAAACTGGTAGCCAAAGGACTGCGCACCGGCGGTGTCGCTGTAGAATATTGTGTGGCCGTGGTCCGGCATTTGCTCTACAGTCAGTTTGTGACTGATATTGCCGCCCATATCACCGGCAGGGATATTGATTGCTCCCGCCGGGAAGTCATCCTCCCCAAACCAAGCCTTGTTATTGGCCTCGTTTAGCCCAGTGCCAATTAAGAACCGGCCTCCAATGGCCTCCCAGGTCCCGCCAAACAGGTCTGCCGGATTTGTCGGGGCAAGGGACATATAGATGGAACCAACCGGGTAAATCCGGCTCAGGATATTTTCCCCATTCAGCAGCAGAGGAACGTTGAAATTAAAGTCGTTCTTGCCCCAGTCGAACACCGGAATGCCCTGCATGATAACCACGTCTACCGTCACGGTTGCCAGCTTGTCCGTCACTTCCAGGCGGATGGTGTGTTCCTGCCGATAGTCCAAGCCGGTGAGATCAAGCGTGGCCGTGTAGGTGTTATCCGTAATTACCGGCGTAGCAGTTATCCATTCCAAATCACCCACACGGTAGCGCAGGGCCAGCGTATTGTCTACAGCACCAAAGCCACCGTTGTAATACTGCCCGGATAATTCAATCCGCCCAGAGCCGTCAGTGGGCTGTGGGCGGTATCCTCTGGCGTTGAGCGTCAGACGCACGTAAGGGATTACCGTGGGAACCACGGTTGCACTTTTAGCATAGCCACGGGAATCCACGGCGTAGAACTGGAATCTGGTCGCTTCCACCTCTGGGATGCTGTAGGTACTCCCGGAAACATCCACTCCCATGATCTGCTTCTTGGCCAGGGATGCACTATTCCGGGCCGCTGCCGAAATGGTACACAGCGCCGTGGAATAGAACCGAACCAGTTTGCTGCTGTCCCCGGTCAGGGCAATGGTTGTCTGGTTGGTGTCCACCACTGTGCCGGAAACATCCGGGGCGCAGGTGTCAAGGGACGTTTGCACCAAAAAAGTCGTGCTTTGTGCGTCTCCTATTTGAGTGCTGCCGGAATAGGTACGGCATATCAGCGTACAAGTCCCACTTCTGGAATTTGGAATCTGTCCGTAGAAAGACGCTGGGAGCGTCACCAGAATGGTGGTTTCCGTCATTTTTACGGGGCTGGAAACCATGTTGCCGGAGCCGTCAATATACCCGGAAAGCGAACCGAAGATGTACTGAATCGTGTGGGTGACCCCGGAGGATTTCCGGCCCACCACAATGGTGGTTTTGCTGCCGATGACGGCATCCGTGGCCCCGATGCTGGAAGCCCGTGGAATGGTGGGCAGCGTGATAGACTGCTCCCCGGAAATCGTGCCGATATACTTTCCGCCGTAGGTGATGTTCAAGCGGTAACTGCCGCCGATTTTCCCGGACCAGGTTCCGTCCGAATTGTGGGCTACGCTGAATCTATGTGATCCAAGGGCCACCGTGCCGCCGCTGGAATAAATGTCCGGGCCGGTCCACTTGAACGTCTGCCCACCAATCCAAAGGGAACAGTCATCCGTACCGGCTCCAACGGATAGTCCGCCGTGGTGGAGTGATAAGGACACGTCTACCGGCGTGGTATTGGATGCAATGTCATACTGGCCCACAGTGTAGCTGACAGTGAGATAAAGGCCCGATACACCGGATGAAATATCAAAAGATGGCATCAGTTATCACCTCCAACGTAGAAACAGGCTGTCCGTTTTTCCGGGTAGTCCTCAAACCGGGCGTGTTTCCCGATTATCAGATAGTTATTGACCTTAACATCCGTGGCAACTACGCCGTCCTTGTCCGCCTGAAGCATGATTTCGTCACCACGTTTGACATACATACCCTGGTGGTTCATAAGGTTTTCGATTTCCTCACCGGACCGCTGGATATGCAAGCCGTCATCAGAAAATTTATATCCCATGGACGTGGTGACTTTATCCACGCCGTCCTGCTCGATTTTGGATACCCGGATGGTAACATCCTCGGCGGTCTGCTGGATTTGGGTCAGCTGCTCCTTCATTTTTTCATTGTCCTGCTGTACTTTGGACACTTCCAGCATGATTGTCTCACTTGTCTGCTGGATCAGGGAGGTCAGCCGGGTTTCCGTGCCGGAAATCTGTTCTTTATTCTTCTCATAATCCTTCCGGGCATCGTGTTCCACTTTGTCCAGGGCGTTGGAATTATGCTTGTCATCCGCTGCCGTCCCACCGGTCAGCGTGGTAAGGGATTTCCCAAGTGTGACGGTATCATTTGCGGGGTTCAGCAGGTCATAGTCCCGCTCCATCAGCAGATAATCGTCATCGACTTTGTGGGCCTTGCTGATAACGTGAACCTGGTCTCCAACGGAGAAGGTGTCAATATCCCTGTCCAGGGAGGAAAGATCGATTGCTGAAAGGCTCAGCTGGGTGGTGATTAGCTTTGCCTTTGACAGGTATGCAATGGCCTTCCGCAGCAGATTATCCGGTTGGGTCACATCGTCCCATGTCTTGGTTTTGACAATCCGGCCCCGGTATGCTATGGCATCGTCCACCTGGATATAATCTTTCCCATCGTTGACGCTGGAAATGGTCACCCGTTCCCCGGTTTCTTCGTCCCTGGCTCCATACGGGACCAGGACGGTGGTCAAGTCAGAGGTATTCCCATCGTCACGGGCAAAATCCAGCAGATTTTCACCCAGTTCAATGGCCTGGGTGCTGTAATGGGTCAGTTCGGCATACCAGTTCGCCGTCCGGATACCGTCCGCATTGGTTTCAAAGACGATGTACCCACCGCAGCGGTCCACCAGCTTATTGATGGCATCCGCAACAGACCCGGCATTTTCCGCCTCCATGCGGACGTAATTGTTATCGTCCGTGACCGTCACCGTGCCAACAGCAAACTGTTTCCATTCGTCCACTTGCTCATTGTAGATGCGGATAATGTCAGCAAAGATGGTCTGTGGGTCAGTCTGGTACAGATAGGGCCGCATGACGGCATCCTGGAAGAAACAGCGTTCGCTTTCGCAGGTGATCGTCCTGCTGCCGTAAAAGTCATCCGAAGGATACAGCGCACGGCCACGGAAAATCAGTTCCCCGTCCCGGTAGATTTCCACCAGCGTTTTCAGGCTCACGAACTTGCTGTAGGCCGGGTGGGTCAGCGGCATTTGGATGGTGGCAGAACCGCCACTTTCCGCTTTCACGCTGGCCGTCAGTTCCAGCAGTTCATAACCTTCCAGGCGGTTGTCATATACTAGGGCATTGTCAGCATAGACTTGTACAATCACAAAGACCCCTCCCGCCATGAGATGGTAATGGTTCCCGTTCCTTCGGCGGTTTTCGCCTGAATCACCTGGTCCCCCTGCATCAGCAGGGCCGGAAGAAGGTGGGTTCCCTCAGAAATGGAAATGCTGTAATCGCTCCATTGCAGCGTTGTGTCCTGGCTCACGGTGATTTTCGGCACAAGAGGCATGGCCCCAATCTGGCAGGAAATCGCCGTGAATTCCGTGCTGATGCTTTTGGTTACCACTGTTTCCTGGTCTCTGCGCTTATACGGGGCGCAGGTGGCTTCTACGGTGATTTGGTGGTACAGCTTATCGCTTTTATGCCCGGATACCGTAATGCGCCCGTCATAGTACCACCCCGGATCATCGTCCGGGGTGATATGCAGTCGCTTCCCGTTCAGGGCGTTGCTGACTTCACAGCGCTTTTCTACCCAGTCATCACCGGGGAAAAGGGAGAAAATCCACGTGATTTTCCGGTCGTTGAAGGTTACAAGGCCCAGGGCCTCGGTCAGGTCCACAGAGCCGTTCCCATACGGGATTTCCACAAGGTTTTTCTTCGGCTCTGCGGGGTCAATTTGAATACTTTCCGGGACAAGGTGCAAATCCGTCCTAGAATGAATCTCTCCGAAATAAGTATCTATCAGCATTACGCCCTCGCTTTCTGCGCCCGGATTTTACCCAGTCGCACGTCCATAGGATTTGCCAATGCGCCAACCAGCGCACCGGTGTCCAGCGTGATACCCATGCCGGAAATAATAATTAGCTGGTCCAGAATGTCCTGAAGGACCGCCACCACAGCAGAACCGGAGCCGCCCATAGCGTTGTCCATGTCCTCCGCCACGGCGTGAATCCATTTCTTGTTTTGGTGCAGCGGAACCACGGCTTCTGCGCCGTTGCCTTCCAGGAAACCGGTCTGGCCCTTTTCCAGAATTCCGCCTTCTGCCAGAAGGGGAATAGTCGGGATGTTGATGCCCTTGCCACCAAGGCCGGGAACCCAGTCCGGGATTTTCAGGGTATTCAAGCCGCCAATAAATTTGTTGATAATCCCGATGACGGTATTGATTGGACGCTTTACTACTGCTACAATCCCGTTCCAGATTCCTTCCACGATTTTTACAATGCCCTCAAACGCTTGCTTGAAGTTCAGCGTAAAAATGCCGGTAATAAAGTCTGTAATCCCGGTAAAAATGGGTTTTAGGCTGTTATTCCACAAGTCTTTGATGAACTTAAAGGTGGAATCAATGACAGGGCCGATGATCTTATCGAATACCCATTCAAAGGCGGGAGCAAGCACATTCTCAAGGAAATTCTTAATAGCGTCAAAGCACGGCTTCAGATTCTCGTTCCAGAAAGTGCCAATATCGGAGAAGCAGGAAGAAACGAACTCCTGAATTTCCGGCATCCGTTCCGCAAAAGCGTCCTTTACCATGCCGATGCAATTTTGGATAATATCCCAGATAGGCTGGCCAATGCTGTCCCATACGGTTTGCAGGACTTCCCACGCCGCAGAGAAAATTTCTTCAATTTTTGCAAAAGTGGAATCGAAATCCGCACTGGTTCCCAGCAGCTCCACGGCGATATAGTCCCAAATCTGGCCGAACAGGTCTTTCACGGTCTGAAGCAAAATCGGGAAAACCTCGACCAATGCCGTCCCGATCTCCGTAAGGATAGTCGGAAGCTGCTCAATCAGAATTTGTAAAATTGTGGGTAAGGCTTTTATCAAGCCAGTAACAAGCGAAACCGCACCGGAAATGATACCGGGAAGCAGCTGATTCAGCAGACCGGGAAGCTGTTCGGAGATTACAGGCATAATCTTTTCCAACGCCGTGGACAGCCCACCAAAAATTTGGGAAAGTCGGGGAACAATATTGTTCGCTGCCGTTGTGGCACTGGTTACAAGATTGTCAACTAGCTTGTCCATATCCTGGTTCCCATCCGCAAATCCGACAAGCAGATTCTTCCACGCTGCCTTGGTCATGCCAATGCTGCCCTGGATGGTGGTGGAAGCCTCTTTTGCGGTAGTCCCGGTAATGTCCATTTCTTCCTGAATGGCATGAATGGCCTTATACACATCATCCAGATTGGAAATGTCGTATTTTACGCCGGTAATCTTCTGGGCATCAGCCAGCAGACGTTCCATTTCTTCCTTTGTGCCGCCATAACCCAGTTTCAGGTTATCCAGCATGGTATAGTTCTGCTTTGCAAAACCCTGATAGGCGTTCTGGATGGAATCCAGGGACGTACCCATCTTATTTGCGTTATCAGCCATGTCAGAAATGGCCATGTTTGTGGTTTCAGCCGCCGCCGCAGTATCTCCGTTCAGGCTTTGCAGCAAACTGGCCGAAAAACTGGTTGCCTGTTCCATGTAGTCGTTGGCACTAATACCAGCGGTTTTATAGGCATCAGCAGCATATTTCTGGACAATATCGGCACTGTCCTTGAACAGCGTTTCCACACCGCCAACAAGCTGCTCATAGTCTCCATAAGCATCCAGGCTGGATTTGCTGACCGCAGCAGCTACCGCCCCCGCCGCCGTAACGGCTGCACCGGTAACCTTTGCCATTGTTACAAGCCCTTTACCGACTTTTTCAGCCAGCTTTGCGCCCTTCTCGGTAAGCTTATCCAGGATACCGTTTGCCTTATCGGCTCCATTCAGTTCGACACTGCCGCCAATCTTAAAAATATCAATCAATGGCCTTCACCTCTTTCTGTGAAGATAAAAGAAAAGGAGGCCACCGGGATGGCCTTCTAACGTGTGTTGCCTCGCTGGGCATGATTCCATCTATCTGATAATTGCGTGTCAATGGGCGGCACAAGAGCGCCCACAAGCGCACCGGAATCAAGCTGCACGTCCTGAGGAATGGAACGGCCCAGGAAATCGATCAGTAGCCGGATTTGCTCAATGATGGTTTCCCGGATACCCTCGTTTTCCTTCCGGACTGCATCCCGGACATAGCCTTGCAGCACATCAATGGGGGCAATGGCCTCTTTCCCGGCCTCTCCGCCGCCCAGATAGGTGTCCCCGGTTCGCCCGAAGATGGTAGCCCGGTCCAGGATACCGCCCTCTGCATTCCATTTGACATTGAAAGAGGGCAGCTTGCCCTTCCCGGCAATTCCAAACGGTGCTTTGCCACCGCTCACGGAGATTTTGGGAATTTTCAGATTGCTGAAGATTTTGCCGATTTTCAGCGGGAAGAAGCCCTTGACCTTATCGACAAATCCCGTGACGGCATCCTTCGCACCGTTGATTTTGTCGGACACAGCGTCCTTGATGTTGCCGAAAGTTTCCTTGACCTTCCCAACGGCATCCTTCAGGTCACCGATTTTCTTCTTGATCCACTTTACAGCGGTTCCCGTTGCAGACTGGATTTTGTCCCACATTTTCAGCCAGAAATTGCGGAATCCTTCGTTATTTTTCCAGAGGTACACAAACGCCGCCACAAGCCCCAGAATCAGAGACACGATAAGCCCTATAAGATTGGCCCTCATGGCTACATTCAACGCTTTCACGCCCACGGTGACCAGTTTCAGGGCCTTTGCGGCTTTGCTCATGATTGCAGACCATTTCAGCACCAGCACAAAACCGGAAACTGTCACGGTTGCCGCCAGTATTCCAGCGGCCCAGGCTTGCACGGTGCTTTTGTTCTGCTTGAACCACTTAATCATATCCTTGATTTTGGCGATAAAGGATTCCAGCTTCGGAACGGCAGCAGATACCATTTCAGCGGCTTTATTCTTGATAGCCGTCAAAATCGGTTCTCCTACACGGCCCAATTCCGCAAAGGCCCCTGTCAGCTTTTCATTGGCTCTATTTGCGGCCATAACGTCCTTATTGGTTTCCTTATACCGGTCAGACGCTTTCTTGTACACGCCGTTCAGGGTGTCCATAATCAGCTTTTGCCGTTCCTGCTCCCCGGAGCATTTGGCCAGCTTTTCGTTGAATTCATCTTCAGAAATACCGGCCCAGTTCAGGGCATCCGCCAGGGGGCCAGTGACCTGGCCAACCTTTGCGGTTTCGTTTGCCGCCTCGGTCAGTCCCTCAATGGGGAGCGAATCGCCGAAGGTGGCAAAAACGCCGGTGCAAATATCCGTCCAGGTCTGCAAATCCTTTTCGTTGTCCGTCATAACGGCCAAGTGGTTCGCAGCTTCCACGGATACGTCCGTATCTCCAAGGACAGCTTGCAAATCCTGATAGGTTTTCTTTGCGGCCTCGGAAGAATGGCCGTTTGTCTGGAAAGCCGTATCCAGCTTTCCCATTTCCGTCCGGTACTCCCTGGAACCTTCAATGGCAGCGATCCATGCACCGCCAAGGGCCGCACCGGCAGTAAATACGGCTTTACCGATTTTTATGGCAGATTCTCCGATTTTCTTAAAAGCGGAATCTGTCTTTTTGCTGCCGGAATCCGCCTTTGTGGTGGTTTCGTCAATAGCCTTTTGGGCCTGTGCATTGTCAATGGCAATCGTGCCAAGCAGCTTGAATAATTCCATAGGAATACCCCCTCAACAGAAATGTTTTAGGGGCTGCAAATCAGATACCTGAAGCCCGGTCACGTTGTGGCATTGTGACCGGGCTTGTTGCTGGGGAACAGGCGCTTCAGGAGGTTGTCAATGTCGGCTTTGGTCATATCGTCATCCCGCTTCCTGGGCCGTGCTGGCCGTTCCTGTTCTACGGGGCTTAATACTTCCGCTTTCCAGTCATTGAAGGACATATCGGAATAACTATGGACATACATATTCCACAGCTTTTCTTCGTCCTCTTTTTCTGCCTGTTCCTTCCGTCTCTTGTTCTCGGAGGCGATGATCTCACCGACCCACTCGCCAAACCGCCCTTGTTCGATGTACAGGCGCATGAATTCCATGGGATTGCTGTACCGGGAGTACAGCAAATCCATGAATTCAAACTCACCGATTAAAGCAATTTGGCAAGCACCTTGAAAAAACTTGTGTTTTTCACCTCGCTGAAGGAATCATAGATCATCATGGGCAGGGTGCCGAATTCCATTTCTTTGATTTCATCCGCCGGAATGCCGGACAGGGAAGAATAGAACTGGTAGACAGCCTCTCCGGCATCCCCTTCCAGGTGGGAAATCATAACGTCACCAACACTCAGCAGAGCGTTAATGCCGATTTCCTGAATATCGCCGCCGTTCGCCACGGCAGTGATCACGTCCTTGAAGTCCTTCAGGCCCAGCTTGCGGAACAGACCCAGCAGCGGGAACAGGTCCCCGTCCTTCAGCTTTCGCAGGGTGTAGGGCCGTGCAACGGTTTCCTCCGCTGCTTCAGTTGCCGTGATTTCCTCGGTTACTTCAGTTACCGCTTTGGTGTTCTTCTCGGTGTTTTCCATTTTGCTTTAACCTCTTTCTGGCTTATTCAGCCCGTTTGTCAATGTCGGCAGTCTGGACAGCAGTCCAGCCCTTGGCCTTACGGAGGAACAGCGCATAGGGCAGTTTCTCCACGCCGTAGGTAATATCCGACTGGCATTCAAAAGTCCCGGTGAACTTGGTGTTCTCTTTGTTCTTGCTCTCCGTGGCAAAGCCGGAAGTGCACAGCGCATTTTTGAACAGGCAGATAAAGGGCCGACCGTCCAGCAGTTCGCCGTAGTAGCCGAAACCTTCATAGAAGTGGCCGCTTCTCAGTTCGCTGGAAGTCACCACATCATAGTTCTTATCGGTGGAATCATTGATTTCGCCGATAACGGAATGGGCCATGTACTCGGCGGACAGTTCCACCATGGAGGTTTCCAGGGTGGCAGTCTCGCCGACCTTCTGCTGAAGTTCCTTCACGGCCACCAGTGCGCCGTCCAGGTCAGGGGCAAAGAATTCCGGGGTAATGGTCAGCTTGCCGCCATCCTGGGTTGCGCCGATAATGGCCGCTTTGATTGCTTCCTCCGTGGGGGCCACAGTCTCGCTGTAGGTCACGCCCTGGAAGAATACGCCAGCACCAAAGGCGATTTTTGCCGGAGTGCCGGAAGTAATACCGGTTTTAATGGACATATTATTTCACGCTCCATTCTTGTACTGACAGATTGATTTGGATGCTTTTCAGTTCCGCATCCTCTTTCGGGATAACAAGGGCGCTATCGTAAAAAACGATCACGGCAGAACCATCGTCCGCCATGACCGTTTTCCCCGAAACCTTGTTAAAATAGTTCTCGATTTTGGCCTTTGCCGCCTCCAACTGCTCCCACGTCCCACGGTGAAAGCCGGTCAGCATGACGGTAGATTCCTGGAGGCCGTTTTCATATAGCGGCGGCGTTTCCGTGTATTCTCCCACAAAGTAGGGATACACGATTTCCCCGGCAGCATTGCCACGGTACACGCCAAAGCCGTACTCAATCCCCAGGGCATCCATGGCATCAGCGATGATTTGTAATGGTTTACTGGTCATTCTTTATCCAACTCCCCAAAGATTTGATTTGCCCGTTTCTGAATCACGGTCTTTTTCTGGTCAAATGCCCTCTGAAGGGTTCGATTCGGCTTTTTACCAAGGGTATGATGATAATCCCCGGCATCATCCCGGTACACCCAGCCGCCCTTTCTGCCGTCCCCATGCAGGGCATATTCACCGGTGCCGAATTCCTCCCAGATTGCATTTTCCAGTGGGCTTCCGATGGTTGCTTTCTGGGCGAATTCATCCACGATATGCGACCAGGAGCCTTTCAGCTGACCGGTATCCACACGAGAATTTCTCCGGGCCTGGGATTCCACCTCGGACGCAGCTTCTTCCAGGAATTTCAGGGCCTTTTCTTCAATGGCATTCTTGACCTGGATGCTGAAATCCTCAAATTCCACCCCGGCCATATCACTGCCCCCCAGTGTATTTCAGATAGATTTCCAGCTGGGAGCCGCTTCCCATTTCCATAGGGTTATCAATCAGCAGAATGTCATAGACCTTTCCATTGATAACCATGCGGCTATTCTCCGGTTCTATCCCGGGAAGGCCCACGTAATCGGCAACGAAAACGTGGGTGCTTTCCTGAAGCTTGGCGTTGAATGTGGTGTACTTGGAATCACCGCCGGACAGGTCCAGCCAGCCCCGCAGCGACTTTTTATCGGTCCAGGTCAGCACCTGTTCCCCGATAGAATTTCGCTTCATGGCGGCCGCCTGGATTACCGCAGTGATATTTCCGCCGATTCCCTTCATACGCTCAACCCCTGTCCGAACCTGGCCCTTACGTAGGGCCGCAGGAAGCCCAGCAGCGACTTGGGAAAGCCCATGGTGGAATTATCCCCATCCATGTTGAAATACGTCACAGAGTGCCGGGAAATGGTCTCAGACTGTACGCCAACCTTGTCCCCGTTATCAAGCTGCCATTGTAGCATCCGGGCCACGCCCTGTTTCACGTCAGCGGGGTAGACCACTTTCGTGAGGACTACCCCGCTTTCGTCATACAGTTCTTCAGCCACCGTAATGGAGCCATTGGAAACAGCCGATACCGTTACCAGACCGGCGTTCAGTTCGGATTCCGTGATTTCCAGCGTGTCCCCAGCCTTGAAGGGGGTAGAACCGGGGACAAGCAGCTGGTTCCCGTCTGCCACTGCAACAGCAACAGCCCGGAACGCCCGTTTCTGGAAGTTGTTGTTCGTGTATGCCCGGATCAGAAGTTCCAGGGCCTGAAGCCGTGCTTCCAGAACGTTGTTGGGAACGTCTGTGGTCACAAACTGCTTCAGTTCGGTGACGGTCATAATCATTCGGATTCCCCCTTCGGCTTTCTGCCCTTCTTTGGCTTGGGTGCTTCGGTGGTGCCGATGCTGTCAAGATGGCCCTGGCATTTCGCTTTTACGGACAATTCGGACAGCACCGGAAAATCCGTGGGGAAAATACCCTCACGGACAATTTCCCCCACGGTGAAGCCTTTATCATCCCACCGGACAGCGTAGGCTTTCCCATTGTGGAAAAGGAAGGGCAATCCGTCAATGATGATAAATTCCTGCATGGTTTTGGCCCCCTTAACCGTTGGTCTTAATCATGCCGATTTTGACGTTCTTGGGATTGAACTTCAGGGCGTAGTTGTCGGACGTACCCAGTTCGGTCTTGGTGGGGGATTCGTTGGCGATGTTGTCCACCGCCAGAGACAGGCCGTTGGGATGCAGCACCTTGCCCTGCTTGGTGTAGAACTTATCCGTACCGGCAGCGGTTTCCGGGTCGTAGTTGGTGGTGTACTGCTTCTCGTAGTTGGTCTTGTCGCAGGACAGGAAAGCGCCCTCGCCCAGCAGGAAGGTCTTGTACACCGGGAAGCCAGCCTTGGAGTTGTCCAGGGTGTAGTAGTCGGTCACCTTGACCGCCTTGCCGCCGATGGTGGGAAGCTGAATGTCCTGCTTGATAGCACCGGAGCCAGCCACGAACTTCTCGTACTCCACCAGGCCCAGCTTCTTGTAGGCGGCGTAAATCTTGGAGTGCATGACCAGGAGGCCCAGACCGCCGGACATATCACCCAAAGCCGCCTGTTCGGCATCGATCAGGGTGGTTGCGCTGATCTTGTTTGCGTCACCGATGGTGCCGGTAGTCACGGACAGGTCCGTGACGTGGGAGGACAGCGCAGACACGCCCAGGACGGCGTTGATGATGTTCATCAGCTCATCTTCCCACACCTGGGTATAGTAGTTCTGGATGCGGGACTTGATGTAATCCAGAGGCTTTGCGCCGGTCAGTTCACGGGTGAAATCCTTCGCCTTGAACGCCTTCATCCTCTGAATCATCATACAGGTCTGCTTGCTGCCGGAAATCTCCTGCGGCACGTTGTTGGTCAGGCCGTCATTGTTCAGAGCGGCCATGTTGGAATCATGGATGTTGATGGGGGTGTACATGGGGATGGTTGCCACGTTGCCCTTGCTGCCGATCAGGTCCATGATGGACGCATCCTGCCGGATAACGCCGGAGGCCAGCACAGGATTGGACCAGTAGTCCGCTTCCTGCATCATGTCGGTGAAAACTTCCTCATCAAAGGAAAAGCCGCCAAAAAGTCCAGTTCTTGCCATAGTTTATTACCTCATTTCTTGATTATTGTGCCTTGTACTGATTGTACAGGGCCTCGTTTTCTGCCTTGAATTTGGAGCGTTCTTCCACGCCCATCTTGCGGAACTGTTCCAGGGTCACGCCATTGCCGTCACCGCCGAAGAGAGGAAGGCCGCTGTCAGCGAATTTCCGCTGATTCTTGCCCTCAAACATAGTCGGGAACTGCGTTTTCAGGCCGGACAGCAGCCCGTCCCATCCCTTGATATTGTCGGCATCGTCCAGTTCCAGAGCCTTACCTTCTTCCTTCAGCTTGCTTTCCAGCTTGTAGGAAAGGTAATCCACATCCAGCGCCTTTTCAGACAGCAGAGCCACCTTAATGGCAGACTTGACCTTCGTCTCCTGAAGCTGCTGCTGAAGCTGCTGAATCTGCCCTTCATAGGTGGTGATTTTGCCTTGCAGTTCCTCGTTGCCCTTGGTTCCCTTTTTCAGTTCGGCAATCAGGCCGTTGGCGGTATCCAGTTCGGTGGTCTTACCGTCCAGCTGGGCCTGAAGGGCATCATATTTCCCTTTTCCCACATACTCGCCGCCGCCAAGGTTGGCAAGCTTGACCTGCTTGTCCTTATTGGCCTCGTTTCCGTTGTAGGCATTCAGGGCCGTTTCCAGTTGTGCGTAGAGGTCATTCCCCAAAATCTCTTTCAGAAATTCCATTGTTTATCCTTCCTTGCCCCCTGTTTTTTAGCGTGGTGTCCTCCACTGGCAAACACTTTGTTGAACCCGGAAGTGCGCCGGGAATTTAGGAAAGTTTTAATGCCATTACCTTATTGGGCATGAAAAAAGCGCCCTGTTTCCAGAGCGCTTGATTCAGTTTGATTCAGGCATCTTTGCTTTCACTGTCACCGGAGCCAATCCCGGCGGCATCCGTCAGGCCCTCTGCGATGATGTACGCCACCAGAGTGCCACCGGCCATAATGATACCGGTCACCTGGGTAACAGTGTCGTTGGCCACGCCAAAGGCCAGCAGCAGAGGAGTAATGAAGCCGGTCAATGCTACCCAGAACTTCCGGCTCGTCAGCTTGCGCTTCCAATCGATTTTCATGTTTATTGCCCCTTTCGGTTAATATAAAAAGCAACCTGTCAGATTTCCCGACTGGTTGCCTTTTTACGTATTATCATTTACGTGAGTTGCAACGCACGATAAACGCACGAAAAACACACGTCGTGCGTTTTTGGGCATAGAAAAAGCACCATGCGGGTTGCATAGTGCTTTTTATTTCAATGGACAACATATCGGTCCAGTTTATCCCGGTTCTGAATAAGGTGCTTTGTGATTACCTTCAATTCTTCTGGGGAAAGAATACTGCCGGGGCTTACTCTGGAATCGTCCTCATGGTCCGGAATATTGATGAAAAAGTCCACGTCATCAACAATCGGGTCAAACCCAAGCTTTTTACACACCGATTCATAGGTAATCATATAAACACCTCCAATACCACATTTTCGGCTTTAAGCTGTTGTAAAACTTCCAACAGCATTTCTGCATCGTTATTATAAATACAGTTTTGAACGCTGTCAAGGAGGAAGTTTGTAATTACCGGGTTGAATTCTCCGGTAACTTCATACTTCATCACAGTGCCATTGTGGCACGCAATCAATCCATATTTATATTTCTTCTCATACGCAGAAGTCAAATCTGTAATACTTGGAGGGCTGCTTCCAGGATGGTTATGTATTGCGATAATCGTATGCGGTTCCGCCCCCATAACCATTCTACGCATTTTTAAGCTTGGAATGACTTCATTCTCAACGTCATAGTCAGACCGTGTCAAAGACTTCCCGGTAACCGTGTCAATGAACGTCAAGTCCTCAAACTTTGTTCCAGAACGGTGAGAAAGCATTTCACGGGATTTTTCACAGGCCGTTCGCTGAATGTCTTTCGGTTCACCCAGGTTGTTAAACAAGTTCCGATAGCCAGAAGCCTTGACGGACGGGTTCACAACAGTGTCATCATACTTGTTCTTGGATTCTTCCCTGACAGCTTGCAGGTATTTGTCTTTGAATTCCTCGAAATTCTCCGTCTTATCCAGCCCAAAGTATTCCGCCCGGTCCTTCAGCGTCTGAAGTTCATCGTCATCCAACGCCCATCTGGCACGGGTGTCACAGGTGCAGCGGCAGTTAATGACTTCAGCAGCAGACCCATAGGGGTCACCGGGGAAGCGGAGGCCATTGCTGAACTTTTCATCCAGTTCCCGGATTTCTCCGTCAACCCGTGCATGGGAATCCCGTGTTCTGCCGTCCAAAGCGGCATCCCACTGTTTCAGCACATCGGCCCCCTTGGCCTTTGCGGCGTACTGGGCATCCCGTGTGGAAGTCTGCTGGATGCGGTGGCCTTCCGTCCGGGTGATCCGCTTTGCGTTATAAAGGCCGCTGCCGGATGCGTTGTTGATGTTCCGGGCAATGTCACGGTATGGGAGACCGGAAGCAATGCCCCGGCTGATCTCCTGGGTGATGACCTTTTTCAGACTGGCCACATTCACGCCCAGGGCGGCATAATAGCCGCCCCGGACTTTGGAATCTGTCAGAATGGCCTTGACTGCTGCCGCCTGGTCTATGGGGGAAATAATTGGGATGCCCTGACCTGCGATGCTGTACATCGTGCCAATATAGCCGGTCTCATAGCATCCTTTCAGGTAGCTGTCAATGGTGGTGTAATTGTCCCCCTGCATCTTGTCCAGGACACTGCTGACCTGGCTTTTCAGAGCCTCCTGGTATTGCTTCTGGTAGATTTTAGACTGCTTCTGGGATTTCAGCATGGCCTTGGTGGTATCGTCAAGCCCTTCCTGGTTCATCGCAGCATCCAGCAGATCAATGTCCGTCTGAAACTGCTTGACCTTCTGATTTATGTCCGCAAGTGCCCGTTTGTACTGCTTTTCCAGTTCCTCAATGGCCGCTCCCTCCGAATCAAGGAGGGACTGCTGGACTTCTTTTTCCCACTTATTGATAGCTTTCGCCCCCTTTGTGCAATACTGCTAGAAAAAGCATTGAATCTTTGTGTATTCTGCGAATAGACTTGTACGCACAAAAGATGTACAATATCACCGTAATCAAACAGAGGGCAGCAAGCCCAGGAGGAAACAAAAATGGATATGACGGTTGAAAAGGCCATCGAATTGGCGAACGCAAATCTGTATGGTAACATCTATATCAACGCCGGTGTTGAACGCAAGGTTGTCACCAAGCGCTGGGAAAAGAACGGTGAAGTCCGTACCTACATCAGCATTTACTGCTACACCCTGAACGGCAGATACAAGGGTGCTTACAAGTGCGGTTACATCGATGAAGTCAGCGGGAAGTACGTTGTCACACAGTACGATGACATTGACCTGACCACCGGAGAAAAGCCCGAATAACAAACACCCGCCACGGAGGTAACGAAGGCAGAAAGGAAAGTACCATGGAAATCAAGATTTATGCGAACTACGGCGTTCTTGCCGCTGAGAAGCGCACAGTCTACACATTCGGAGGCCATCACCCCACTGCTGTTACATGGGACAAAATGACGGTTGAAATCCCTTCCGGCTGGAAATACTGGGAGAACGCCGCCGGTGCTGGTATTGTAACGGCCCCATGGGGCTGGGACTACGCAATCAGTGAAGTCCTGTGTGGGGATGATTATCCGCTTTTTTATGCCATGAACGATAACATGGAGCCGCAGGAAATCAGGCTAAAGGTCCGCAAGTAATGGAGGGAATGCAATGGCAAAAACCGAACGGATTTACATCCGCCTTACCTCGGAGGTAAAGGAACAGCTTCAGGCGGCTGCTGCCGCTGAGAACCGTACCGTCACCAATTACATAGAGAACCTTATAAAACAGGCACTGAAAAAGGAAGGCTGAAAAGCCTTCCTTTTCTTATGCTTCCGGCTGAATTCCTCCCAAAGCCGCCTGGGCCTCCGCTGTGACGTTTTCTTCGGGCTTGGGTACTTTGTCCTTGATTTCCGTGAAATCCAGGTCCAACTGCTCACAGATAAGCTGTAGCTTGGTTTCGTCATCGATGGTCCCGGCCAGATTCAGGATGGTGGTGATCTCCGTCTGCTTGCGCTGGGCCTCCACCAGTTCGATTTGGGCGTTCTCCTGGGCATTGGTGGGAATCTCCCGCTCAAACTCAAAATATACGTCCTTCTGCTGATAATCCGTGCCGTTTTCCTCGTTGACTTCTGCCAGGACTACACCCACCAGTTTCCGCAGGAACGGCTTCAGCCGGTTTTCCAACTTCTTGGCCCGGAGTTCCAGCAAAGAATAGGCGGACTGAATGGCCAGGTTTGTGGTTGCCGCTGTGTCCTTCAGGCCAGCCGTATTCAACGCAAAACCGAAGCGGTAGATATTCTTCTCGTCCACTTCCATCTTCGTTTTACGGGCCTCCACGGGAATGTCAACGGTCTGCACGTCCACGCCGCCTTCTTCGTCCACGCCGATATGCTTTTTCGCCCGGATATTGGTCATGAGTTCATCCAGGTTATCCCCCTGGAATCCTCTGACAACGTACAGGGCCTCGTTGGTGTCCTGGATGTTATTTGACAGCCCGGCATTCATCAGGTCATAGTCATCAATCAGGTCTTTCACCGGGGGCAGGGCCGAAACCTGCTTTTTGTTGTTGTCCATGCGGAAGAACGGGATGAACCCGTAGCTTAACCCACCGGGGTTCCCGTCCTGGTATGTGCTGTGAGGCTGTGGGTTCGGCTTCACGGCCTTATCCGGGATAATCTCCCCCTCATTCACACGGGTAAAGAAATACACGCCAGCGTCATCGTAGACCCGGATATTGTAAATCTTGTTCCCGTCCTTGTCAGTCCGGTCCTCATACCAGTAGATGATATATGCCCGGTGGTCAGAGGTGTACTTTGGCTCACACTCCACCACGCCCATACAGTCGGCCCACTGGAAGCAGGTTTTCCCGTTTTCGTCCCGCTTGGCAAACATCCAATCGAATCCCTTTGCCTGAACCCCGGTGATGGTGTCCGCAAGTTCGGCCATGAACTCGTCATTGTTGTTGAAGTATTCGTCAAGATACCCCTGAAGGGCCGGGTCATCGGACTTTACGAACCCATCTTCCCCGGAAAGTAGATACGGTACAATCTGGTCCACAATTTCCGTGAAGAACGGGTGGGAAATGCGGATATTGCTTTTGGTCTTATCCTCTTTCACCTCGCCGCTTGCATCGATATAGAAAATCTTGTAGTTCCGTATATCGTGCCGCCCTTCGTAGTAATCCAGTCCGACTTTCGCTAGCCGTTTTTTGGTGCTTGCACTGTCGTTCTGAATGAACTGTGCAATCTCGCTGGGTGTAATCATTTAATCACCTCGTTCCGTGTTTCAGGCTTCATCAATGGGCAGATTGATTTTTATTTCGTACTCGATTTTACCGATACCACCGGCGGGGATTGTTACGGGAGTGTCAAGGACGGTTCTATCAACCAAAGCATACGTGTACGAAATATGAGTAACCCACCCTATTTCTGCAATAGTTATGGGTGTGTCAGAAGTATTTGTAACCAGTAAAGTGAGTTTTACCGGGTTCCCGTTAATTTTTGTGATTGAGACATTTAACCCTTTAGTTATTATTGACCCCAATTTATAATCGTCAATAGTAGCCGGTGTATTGCCAGAACCCAACACAACCCCCGCAGTGCTTTCGGAAGTAGACCAAGAATACCCACTAGGACCTCCAAACATAAAATCAGCCACACTGCTGCCAGTAGCCGGGGACATGTCCCACGCTTCCCCGGTCCTAATAATACACCCGCCTGTAATCCTTGTATTTGTGAAAGCAGCTGTGAGTGCGTTATACCAATTTCTAAGAATCATATTTTCACCTCATTCCGTTTCTTTTGAAGTGCAGGTAAAGGTTGGCGCTGTCACCGTGCTTGTGCCTTTACCTGTGTAAATTGTCGGCAGATAGCCGATGCCATGAGCCGTAAATAGGGGCGTAGCAGCGCCACCGCCGGAAATAGCGTCAATCGCCGCTGCCATATCTCCGATTTTATAGGTGTCCGTGCTTCCGATCTTCCCACGGATAGCGTTTGCAATGGCCTTGACGGAGGATTCTTCATATAGCTTCTTTGCCATCAGTAAGCCACCTCCGACCCATCCGGCAACGCTGCAAGGACGCTCTGGACGATTTCGGCCTTGTCCGCTTCTGTCCAGTAATCCGTACCTTTTACCGGTGTTTTTCCATCTGCACCCTTGGGGCCTTCCGGACCGGCAGGACCTCGTTCACCGGTGTCACCCTTATCACCCTTTTCGCCTTGGGGACCGGTATCACCTTTCGGGCCTTGTGCGCCATCGGCTCCCGGCGCTCCATCCTTGCCGTTTTTGCCATCTTTACCCGGTGCGCCGTCAAACTGTCCGGATGCTTTGGCCTGTGCAAGCGCCGTATCAATAGCAGTCGGCAATTCATCATTACCAATCGCCCCAACTTCTTCCGCCGTATAGGTGGGTTTGTTTTCTGCCTTTGCCCAGTCCGGTACAGTCGGGTCAGTTTCTTTTGTGCTTTTCAGCAGTTCCATGATCTGGTCATACACGCTAGGCGCAGGATCAACGGGCGTTCCATCACCACAAAGGATAGATTTTTCACAAAGCACCATTGCCGGGGTGGTGGTATGCAAATCACCAGCAAAAACACCAACTTCAAATTCGTTGGTGTTTGTAATGACAGGGATTTGGACCACATTCCCTTTGAAAACTACATCTTCGTGGGACTGATTATAGCGGAATCGTGCTGTTTTTGTTTCATATTCATCCCATTCATGGTCAAACTCGAAAACAGCGGTGTAGTCACTGTTTCCGCAGACATACCATTGCCGGTCTGTATGCACAGCAATCTTGTTTTTGACGGAAATACATATATTCGGCATATAATCACCGCCTTTTACTTCAGAAAATCATGCTTTCGCAGTCTATCGTTGTATGATTCTTTTATCTGTGCGATTGCCGCAACGGCAATCTGGTTTTCAAATTCCGGGTGTTCATCGCAGTATTTTTCATAGTGCGTAATATCGCCCAAAATCTGTTTGAAATGTTCTTGGCTGTGGGGCTGGCCCAGATAGATTTCATCCGAAAAGCGGAGAATTCGCACCCGGCAATCCTTCGCATGGATTTCCCGGTTTTCGTCTCGGATGGTGTCAATCTCGGTTTTCATGGCTTTCACCTGGGATAGCAGGTCTTTGTTTACCTGTCTCCCAAGCCAGCCCAGCATAGCGGACCAGGGGTTCAGCTTGACCGGGGCAATCTGAATCAGCGTCAGCAGAACCAGCAGACCCCCGCCGCCCCCGTAGAGGATTTCTTTCATTGTCATTTGTGGCACTTCCTATCATGTGTATTTATGATTAAGTCAGCCACTTCTTGACTTTACGCCAACCCTCCACGCCATACCGCAAGGCTGCCATTGCGTCATCCTGGAAGGGGACAGGTTCATCAAGATATTCGCCTGACTTATCATCCTTCTTCCATTTCCATTGCTGCAACTCTTTGATGGTGTTTATGCAATGCGGATGAATATATATCCTCCGCTGCTTCAGCCAGTCGATTTGGGCTTTGACGGAACCGGCAGAACCGCCCTTGTCCACACCTCTGGCACGGAACCCGGCTTTCTGCCACATTTTGATTCTGTCCGGCTCTGCGGAATCACACCACATTTGCTTATTCCGGGGAATACCCGCTGCAAGCTGGATGATTTCAGACGTGTCCTTTTCAAACACGTATATTTCGGACAGTATGAAAATGTCATCGTCCTTTACGCCCAGCAATAGAATGGCATTGGCATGGTTGAAACCGAAGTCCTGGCCTATGGCTATATCGTCATAGTCGTTCGGATTTTGGGAAACCTCTTTGATTTCCCAGTTGTGGAGAATCAGACCGCCAATTTCACCCCATTCGCCCAAGCCATATATCTGGTATCCATCCGGGTCAACTATCTTCCTGCGCTCCATACGGGCCTTATAGGCATCATCAATGAAACGGTTCATCAGATAGGTGGAATGGTGTGTCAGCACATTGGGGTCAGGAATATCAAAAAAGACCTTCTTAATCCAGTGATTCTTATTCACAGGGTTGAAGGTCATTCTAATTTGATAAAACTGCCCAGGCGGCAACTCACCACGGAGACGGTCATCAATGATTTCCACGTCTGCCTGGGTCAGTTCCGTTGCCTCCTCGCACCAAACATCCGTCAGTTTGCCACGCTGGAAGGTGATGGACTTCAGCTTTTCACGCTGCTTGTCATCGTTCATGCCCCGGAAGATTATCTGGTTGCCGTTGGCCTTACAGGTCAGCTTCAGCGGGGACATATTGATTTGCCAGTATTTATCTGCCTGGTCTCCAAACATTCGGTAGATAGCCCCTGTGAGTTCTGCAAAGGTACTGTCACGGTTGGTTATATCAGATTTACGGATGCAGACCAGGTTCCGGCCCTTATCCTTCATCAGCCGCAGGATGTAGTTCTGTGCCGTGTCAACGGACTTCCCGGAACCGGCGCTTCCACGCATGACAATATAGCGTTTGTCGCTTCGGTCCACCTCTTTGAAGCAGGGGTTCGCCTGGATATTCAGATTCACAAGGCATCCGCCGCCTTGAATGCTTCCAGCAGCTTCGGGAACTGGATAGCAAAGAAATCAACCATTTCCTCGTTCTGCGCCCATACGGAATTTTCCGCAAGACCGGATTCAAAGAGAAACGCATGGATGATCTCATGCCTTTTCACTTTGTTTATCTGAATTTGTAATTTCCCCTTGCAAGTCAAGGAATCTCTGTCTTTGCTGTACGATTCTGCGAACAGTTCCTTTGTAGTCTCATCGCAAAAACCGTCACACCCGTCCAGGCGGGGTTCTTCGGCATCGCTGCACACCTTCAGCGTGTATTCCGAACCCAGAATATTGACTTTTTTAATCTCCATTTTCATCACCATAGTCCACTGTGATATTCAGGTCCATGTCAACCACCTGGTCAACCTTATCCGTATAGAGGCCGTAACGCTTGCCCAGCAGTTCCGCAGCCTTCAGCCGTTCTTTTTCGTCGGGGGCCTTTTCCATCTCTCTGGCAGCACTCATAAAATCACCAGTGCTTTCCACAACAACGATGGAGGACCGGGACTGGCCACGCATGACAGAAGTCAGATACTTCAGAACCTCATCCTGATCTGCAATCAACTGGCTTTCCTTTTCGGCCATGCGCTGGGCCAAGAAGTCCTTGATTGTAGTAATTTGTAGTAATTTTGAAGCGTTTGTGTTTGCGTATTTGGTAGAATACCCGGCTCTGATTGCGGCCTGAGTAGCATTCAGGTCAATCAGATATTCATCACAGAAACGCTGCTGTTTTGCCGTCAGCTTTGCCACAATCATCACCTTTCTTTCACTGGAATCTTGATAAATCGGCCTTTTCTATATCCTGCTGCTGGATTCTTTCAATCTGCTTCAAATCGCCCTTATAGAATACAAGGACATTCTGGTGGACCTTCACGGGCTTCCGCTTCGCTGCAAACTGTTTCCCGGCTCTCATTGCCGCCGTTGCGTACTGCTCCAAAAACACGGAATCAGCGTAGAGGTGCAAGCCATTCCCCATAAACAGCGATTTTGTCAGCCCCACAAAGTCACGGTAGGCTCCTTTGGCATCCCGTACTTCGCCAACAACAAAAACCGCAAACCGATTTTCTTTCAGCTTGCGGCAGGATATATCAATGATTTCTTTGTACGCTTCCGAAAAGTCGGAATAGTTCATGTTGGACAGGTCCAGCGGGTGGTTGCTGTACTGCTCCAAATTGTGATAGGGAGGGCAGGAAAACACGAAATCCGCTGTTCCGTCCTCAATGTACCGGTCTGCATTTCTGCTGTCATCACACCACCAGACCGGACACACGCCCAGAGCGTCAGCGTTCGCCCGGTTAGCGTCAACTTGCCTTTCGGATAGATCAATGCCAATGTAATGACGGCCCAACATTTCAGCCACCACGCCACGCACAGAGCCACCGGCGAACGGGTCAAACACAATGCCGTCCTTCGGGCTGTACCAGTTATACAGGATTTCGCAAAGCACCGGGTCAAAGATAGACGTGCCGGACAGGTTCATATTTTTCTTTTCGGCAAGGCCCTTCAAACCTTTCCCGATAAGCGCATCCGGCCTCCCGGTACTGCTGTCCAGCCCTATGCTTTTCCACTCTCGTTTCCGCTTTTGCCAATAGCCCTGTTTGCTGTCAAACACGGAAACAGGTGGGGTATAGGTAAACTTCTTGCAGTTTGCCCATGTAACCAGCCCTTTCGTAATTTATTCAAAACAAAGGCCACCAAAGGTGGAGGAAACGAGAACCTTTGGTGGCTAAGAGGGGTAGTATGGTTTTTAGAATTTTTCTAGGATAATAATATCATAGATGGAGTATCAACTTCTATCAACTTTCGGAATTTTTCTGCATAACTTCCTCCGCAGCCTGTAACGCCCTCCCGTGCAGCTTGCAGATTCCAAAATAGGAATACCCCATTTCATCCGCAATCCATTCCCACGCTTTCCCACACAGATACCGATATTCCAGACAAAGCCGCTGTTTGTGATTCTCTATCTGCCGGATAATTTCGTTTGCTTCCCGCTTCATATCCACAAACCTATCAATCTCCGCATTCAGATCCGTTTGCAGGTCAATGATTTTGTCTACGGTGCTCTCCATGGTCCGGGATACTCCGGAGGGCTTTCCGCTATCGCCTGAAATGGTAGCCGTCACCTTTGTGGCCAGGGCCTTCAGGCGTTCCAGCTGCTCATATTTGGAATCAATCTGCTTGTCCAGATTTCTGATTCCCTGGAAGAATTCTTTTGCGCTTTGCTCCATGCTCATTCCTCCTCTTTTTCATTTTTGGCGTTCTCCATTTCCGTGATTTTCTTCACAATTTCCGGAATGACCCGGC